AAAGGTCGCTTCTACGTCTGATCCAGACATAATTATCTCTCCACTAAGACTGAGATGTAATCAACCGTCATAGTTTTAGCCGCTGCCGCCCCGTTTTGAATACCAAATGAAACAGTCAACTCTTCGTTGTCCGGTAAGTTAGTGTTTACTACAGATACAGGCTCCGCGTGGTTTATTGAGTAATAAACCAAAGAAGCGTTAGGATCAACGTAAAACGCAACCGTTACAAACGTATCGTCTTCCATAGTATGGACAGCAGTCGTCAACGTTTCTGTACTGTCTTTTTCCACAACAAAGTCTAAATTGGTATCACCATCATCTTTTCTGAAGTTTATGCCGTCACTTGCGGCTAAAGGTGTAGTATCGGTGATTTGCAAACCCATAACAAAATCAGACTGTGTTGCGTCACTGACCTTAAACCGCGCTTCAAAAAAAGCACGTTTAGAGCCTGTGATTAAAAAAGATTCGCCTTTTAGGTTGAAAAAATCTGCATCGTCGTCAGCATCGTCGTTGGTAATCAACAATTGACCGCCTGCGCCAGAAGTCAACGCTTCTGAAGCGTTTCCAGAGCCGCCTTCAGTAGTGGTGATTGTCCACTCATCTGCATGATACGTCATAAAATCGTTAAAATAACCATAGAACGTCTGGTCAGACGGACTAGGCATAAACATAGGGGTGTCCTTTTTAGACTTGGAAGCAACTGTGTTTCCTGCCCAAAGAATTATATTTTGAAAATGTGGATTAGCCATCAGAACTCCTTTCAGAACCCGCGTAGGGCCTCGTTAAGCTATTAAAAAAAAGGGGACCCGAGAGTCCCCGTTATTAGTATTATGCTCCGGGCGTGCCGAAAACACAACGCCAATCTGATACACCAAACGAATAACGCTCACGCGCCTTAAACCGCATGTTGCCGGTATCGAAGTCTCCTTCCATAGCCGTTTTAATAGCGGTACGCTCAAACATCTTAAAGCCGTTAGGTGCGTCTGTCTTGATGAAAAACGCATCGGTATCCGTCAAAAAGTGGTTTACAACCGCTCCTTCTGGAATCATTCCCATAGACTTTGTAGCGTTTACGTCATTGTCCGAGGTGCCTGGACGCAGATTAGAGTTCATTACTCGCTCTGCGATAAATTGAAGTTCTTTTGGAATAACAAGTTTCATTCCACGAACAGCAATTTTAAGGCCACGCTCATCAGTCATACCAGCGATATCTATCAACATCTGCTCCAACGAAGTTTCGTTAAGATCAGCAGCGGTTGACAACAAGTTACGCTGATTGCCCGACAAAGACGGGTGTGAAGAAGAACAAAGTGCTGCCGAATCACCTACCGGATACGAGGTGCTGAAAGCATTGTTCAATATAGACGCCGCTTTAATCTGCTTAGTCTGTGACATTGAACGTGCCAAAGCACGGGTGTATCTGGAAGCAAGACGATCATACAAGTTGTCTTCAATTGCTTCTTCTGTAATGCTAAATGCAAGAGCAATGGTTTCGTGCGTGTAACGAGCAGTGAAAGTTTCCTGCGCATCATCAAATGATATTGCAGTACCTTCGCTCTTCACAGGCGCGGTTCCAAACCCTGAAAGCATTACTTCTTCTTCAAAAGCACGATCAGAAGATTCTGTTTCAAAAATCTCTTCATGCTCTTTTTCATAGCGGTCGTACTCAAGCCCAAACAGTGCATTTAGTCCGGGTTCAAGCTCTTTCGCTAGTTGTGCGCGAGAAATAGCCATTAGTTAAACCCCCTTAAATGCCCGTCGAATCCGCAGTAGTCTGCGAATCAAAACGGCGTGTGCCCGAATTAAAATGGGCGTTGAGTCGAACAATCATCGCTACGCCAGCAGCGGCGTAATCATTATTAGCATCGTCATCTACAATGCCTACAATACGCAAAGGTAGTGTGGCTGTTGTAGCAATAGTCGATACACCTAATGCTGAAGAAGATTGTCCAGTTGATGTAGAACCGGATCTAGCCGAAGTTCCAAGAGATGCGTTTGCAAAAACCGCAGCAAGTGCTGTTGCGCGATTAGTCAAAGAAGCATCAGATGCTACTTGAAACAGTTGGTTAGGGTTATCAGCAACGAATGCTTTGACAGGATAATTCGTGTCAACGCTTACGCTACCTGATCCGGGCCAATAATTAAGCCATGTTGGCTTCTTCGTCGTACTATCTTGGTACATGACGCCTGTTAAGACGCCAAGAGCCTGTGTTGTGCCACCATCGGTAGCACCGGCTTGGTCTATAACACCCGCAGCCAACGGTACACAAATCTCCCCGTTGTATATAACGTTAGTGTTATCGCTGGCGATTTCATACTGAGTTACCCCAGTTGAATTAGCACCACCACCCACCAGACCAATAGGACGAAGACCATAGGCGGTTTCTTGATTTGCCATGTTCTAAGTTCTCCAAATTACAGCGGTCAGCAATTAATCCTTGCGTGAACCGCCGAAGGTTACACGAGATTGGCGCTCGGCTTTGCCGATTGCCATTGTTGGATGTGCGTTTTCTCGCAACATATCCTGTTCCACAGCTTCGATTTGGTCAGCACTTCGTTGTTCAAAGTATTCTGTCCGCTCTGCCACAGTTTCTAGCGGGATACGAGCAAGTACAAGTCCACCAACCCCAAACACACCTTCAAATTTTCCTGAGTCAACTATAGGAGCTTCAAAATCGGGATACTCATCAGCGCGTACAAGTTCATAACCTTCCCGCAGTCTTGCTGAAATATTCTTTCGGTCATCAAAACCGCGTACTTCAGCGCGTATCCAACGATGCTTAAAGCCCTCTGGTGCAGGCGGTGCATCTAACATTGATGGGGGAGCCCAAGGCTTACGCCGTGTTTGCTTCTCCCTGCTTTCTTTTTTCCGTGAGGTTCGGCTTACGCCCTCAAAACCCTGTTTAGTTGCTTTCTCGGACATAGTCATTACTCCTTCACGTATTTCGCGTATTCTTCCAGCGGCACACCCAATTTTTTAGCTATCGTAACTTGGGACGGGGTGAGTCGTACCTTTTTACTACCAGTGCGCCCAGTTTTTGTACTTCCTGTACTGCGGGATACTCCGGCTACGTTTTGAGCGGGACGTTTAGCGCCGGAACCGTTATCAAATTTATTTGGAAACTCTTTTTGAAGAGTTCTATCAAGCTCATCATAATACTCATCGCTCTGCGGGTCAAACCCTTCTGATTCGACAAGTCGCTTATGTATACCAAAAGCCGCAAAAGTCATCGCCTCATCTTGACCAAACCATTCATTTTTAGCCGCCCAAGATTGGGCTTTTTGGTCCGGTTCAGGGGGAGGGGGTGCTGGTTGCGCCGCCATTTGCGCTTGTCTTGCTGCTTCAGGGTTAGCCGCATAATATTCCCGCGCAGCTTGTTCCCGTTGCAATTGTTGGTCTTGCTGACGCTTGGCTGTTTGGTATTGATTATTAGCAATACCTATTTCAGTCAACTTTTCTTGCGCAGCAACCGTAGCGTCACTATCCCCCACATCCACAGCGTGTTTTAACTCGGCTTTGATTTGAGCCTGCTGCATTTCTAACCGATTACCGTATTCCTGCAAATAACCTTGATCCAGACTTTTCATCCGGGTTTTTAAGCCATCTGATTCGGTTTGAACATTCTTAGCATAACCAATAGCTTCATCGCGCTGCCTTTCCGCCTCACGCATTTTCTTAGTCAGCTTATCTATACGTTTCTTAACCGAAGCACTGTAATCTTCGTGTTGCTCACTTTCTGCTTCTGCAACTACTTCAACTTCCGGGGAATCCGAAGCTTTAACTTCTTCTACAGAACTTTCTGGAATTTCAACTTCGGTGTCTTGTTCATCCCCGACATCTAGCTCTATCTGTTTTTCTGCTTCTGCCATGATTTATCTCCTAAAGACTAAGAATATCGTCTGGGTTATCAATAGTCGCAAGAATTTCGTCATCATTTAAAATGCGAACCTCACCACCTTCAATACGAAACCGTGATCCAGCGTAACGGGCAAAAATTACCCATTGTTTTTCTTCGCACCACGGTCCTTCTGGAAACTTTTCTTTGTCTTTGTAACAGAGGGAACCTTGTTTAACGACATAACCAACTACCGTCTGTATTTGATCGTCATCCAAAAGTTTATTCGGAAGCACAATACCGCCTTCCGTCATTTCTTTTCCTCTGTATGGGAGAATTAACATTCGCCATCCCGTAGGATTTGGCATTCGCTCAAGAAGAGAACCTTCCATCGCTTCTGGGTCAAGTACCCGTTGTTCCGGCGCTTTATACAACTCTTTAACGCCCTGTTCTGCCGCTTCTAAATCAAGCGACGCTGCTGCTTCAGTCATCGATTTGCTCCTGTTGTTCTAGCAGGCCCGAGAGTTCCTGTGCTATGTGATTTAAAGCATCCAGGTTGCCCATAAGCTCCCTATAATGCTCCATGCTTTTTACACTACCGTGTTCTAATAAATCTAAAACCTGTCCTCGTCTGTCTTTAATACTCCTTTGTACAAACTGAACAATCTGTAAAGCGTCCAAAGTTATCCTTAAAGGTGTCTGAGAAATTCGTATCTATATATACCACATCTTATATCAATACGTCCACATTACAGGGTCAGTTTCTCTAATATCGACATGAACAAACGATTTTGCCACCCCAATACCATAAAATTTCTGTTCTAAAGCTTTTTCAACAATAATTCTGCGCTGATTCCCGTTAGCTACGGCTATATCAGCAGCAATGCCCCTTGTGTGGGTGCCCGGAACTTGTTTTTTAGCTTCTATAGAATGCTTTACGGAACGATATCCCGACGTAATGGTAAAAGGAAACCCGCAAGCTTCCCGCAAAACGTCTAATCTTTGAACAAATACGTCCCAAATTTCATTTTCACCGGTTTCAGAACAGGCGAATTCTTCTCTGGTAAAGTATTGAAACTTCATTCTTTCTTTCCTTGACCAAGAAACAACCCGAAAACGGCGGTCATGGCCCCTGTGCACACCGAAACCAAACCGGCCTGTTCAAACGTGGGCTGTTCGAGAGTGGTGAACCAATGAATCACATCCCAAGTGGCAATAGCAATTAAGACCACTAATCCCCGAGGAACTACCCGCCATTTGTCAAACTCTTCCGGTGTCATCTTCTATGTCCCTTTCTAAGGCTTTCTTGACTACTGCGGGTTGTCGGGCATACCATTCTTTATGCCTCTCGCGCCACTCTTGGTTTTCTTTATCCGTACAATGCTTTAATTCTTCAAGTTCTTCTTGTGTCACCATGCTCATCCTTTTCTCCCCACCACACGACAACAAAGGCGTTGCACTTCGGACAAGATAAATTCGTTTCAATTAAATGGTCGTCATCACGTTCGTTATCGTGGTCACCACCCCAAATTAGTTCTGTTTTACAGTTATAACAATTCATTTGCGTAACTTCATTAATTTGTCCGCGCCCCTTATCCCAAATGACGCGCTAACGGCGATGAAGAGTAGATATTGATACCAATCAGGAAGGTTAGATAGAGCGTCAAAACCAGCATGAACCCGATCCATGACAGCAATATCATCAAAAGCCACAGCGTACCCCACCATAAAAATAGGGACAGCGAGTACAATTGTCCAAAACTCGTCTTTAAAACTGTTATCACTGGCAGAAGCCATTTTGGTTTCCCATTCAGCATCATTTTGAATTACCTGCATTTTGGCCTGATGTTTAGCTTGCCCCTGCTCATGCTTGTTTTTCATCCACGTCCCGGCAAGGTTTGTTACAGGACCCAGCACCGCACTTAATATATTCATATTTTAATCCCGAAAAGTTGTGTTAGGTGAAACCATCTTAGGTATGCAATAAGCTGTAATTTTTGTTTGCGCCCTTACATAGGAAAACCTATATGATGTTTCTCCTGTTTCCAAAGCTCTAGCAAACTGATTACAACGGTAAACGCTTTTAAAAACAAACTGATTGCTTTCAAGCACTTCGCCATCGACAATCATAATTAAAAGAAAAGCCATTACCATAACGGAACACTACCCAATAACGTTAGTATAATAGCTATTTCATCCGTAATCTCAACCGTGTCAGCATAGCTCATAATGGCGTGCATCATCAACATAAACACCCCTATGGACACTACTAAAATAAAGCCTGCCCAAATTGTAATGCTTATTGCTTTTTTTCTGGCGGCTTCTTTTGCCCGCATGTCAGCAATACGTCTTTTCCGCGCATTTGCCATTTCCATCTGAATCTCATCCCAAAGATGAGCGTTTCCCGAATAAATAAATAATTCACGAATCTCATTCATTCTGTCCTGATATTGCTTTTTCGCCAGCGTTATCTGGATTAGTTCTTCTTCGGAAAGGTTATTACGGTTTTTATTTTGATAGGCTTGCAAATCAACCTGTGCTTGGCCGAGTTTTCCTACAAAAGAGCCAATAGTATTAAGGTCGTTGCACGTCCCCGCGACCTTGTTTATTGCTCCTGCGGCGGCGTTTATCGTGCTGACAATCGCCATTATCTCTGCTACGGCCACCTTTTACACCTTTTCGACGTAGTTTTGGGTAACCGATACTGACAAAATAAGAGTTAATGTCACGCCCCGTTAATTATTTACGCGGTACGACGTGACTTCCTCTTTTTACCGCGCTTTTTTTGACTGAGTGCTATCGCTACCGATTGTTTTTGGGAATAGCCTTCTTTCACCAATTTCTTGATGTTAGAGCTAACTGTTTTTTTGCTTTTCCCTTTCTTTAAGGGCACCCTAACAACTTATGTACCGTGAGCCACGTAACGCGGCACCCATGCCACGCTTCTTGCCACGGAATATCTTACCTTCTTCAGTGTTAGGTGTTTTTTCAGGAATTAATTTAGCAAACGGTACGCTTCCCTGACCTTTAATAACTTCTTTATTTACAGGCTTGGGTGGCGAAGATGCCGGACCACTAATAATATGTACTTTACTCATCTTAAAATCCTCGATTGGTTATATCCTGCTGACGAAATTTTTCACGTTCCATAGCAGAATCAATTCTTGCCGCCGTCTGTTTTTCCTGACTAGCTAACCGTTGTTGAAATTCCTGTGCCCTTTGGGCTGCTTTTTGTGTATCAAGCTGCAACTCGGCTTGTTCCTGTGTAATATCCGCTTGAACTTGCTGTTGCTTCAAGGCAAGTTCCTGCTGCTTCAACTGCACCAACGGATCTGGGCCTTGTTGGCCGCCACCCGCTATCTGTTCGCTGAGTTGTTTTAAATTCTGCATTTCCTGCGCAATCATCTGCGCGGTCACCGATTGTAATTCTATCACTTGTTCTTCCGTTAATTCCTGACCCTGCGTCTGTTGCATAAATTGCACAACCGCCATTTCATTTGCTTTTATCTGCACATGTTCTAATACGTGCTTTTGTAACGCTCCGGCCACTCCAGGCGACTGCATGACCATGCCCGAAGAACCAAACGTCAAATGCGCCATAATATGCGCGTCATGGTTTTGACCTTCAAACGCCTTTAACTGAGTACCTTCCAACGCATCGATATTTTCCTGCGCAGGATCTTTAGGCACAGGTTCTTCCGTAGATTGCGGACGTAATAATTTATCAATATCCCTGACCCCGAGCGCATCATACATCCTGCGATATGCCTCGTAAACATCATGTATTTCGGGAGCTTGCATTGCCAGTTGCATCTGCGTCTGGGCCAGAGAAATCCGCTGTGCCTGTGAAAATATATTCGGGTTGGAAACCGGAACCACGTCTACGCGATCATCAAAATCCTGTTGCATAACGGCCTGATCGCCGCCCTCTACAGAATACGGATATATAGGCGGTAACGACTCGGACATAACCCGCGCTAACAACTTGAATTCCAGCTTCATGGCGTAATGCAGGCGTTTATGTACCGCACTCATTACCCGTGAGCCTTGCTCCAACATAGCAACCGTAGTACCTACCGCCGCTTGCTGATTACCATCGCCTACCTTTAAATCCGTAATAGTGGCAAACCGCTGGCCTGCTTCTACTACAAAGCCCAATAACTGAAATAAAGTAGAGTCCGGGCCTTTAAAAGGCAAAGGCATCAGACTGTCTCGTATGGCACCACCGGGAGCGTCTATATCCCGAAATTCTCCGGGCTGAATTGGCTCAGAATCGTCCCTAATCCGTAGGCCACGGGCCTTGAATCCGGCGGGGAGGTTACTGAGAGTGCCAGCATCTATAAGCTGGCGAAGGGCCGCTGTAGCGGTACGCGAAAGGCCCCCAATGGTGTGAATTAGCCCAAGTCCGTAAAAACCAAAACCGGGCAAAAACTTATAATGAACAAAATATTGAATCTTGCGTTGTAGTTCGTCGTCTTCGTTGTAATTCCGTCGAATAGCTAATACTTGACCATTATCCTCGGATATTGTTACAACATAAGGAACCTTAATACCTGTTGGCTCACCTTCTTCGTCAACTTCTTCAAAACCCGCTAAATCAAGGTCTACATGACATTCCAGCAGGGTACAATCGTAATCTATGTTAGACGCCTGCACGCCTTCAATACGATTAATTTCACTGCCTATTGCCGTGTGGTCCTCGGCTTGGGAGGGCAATACATCTACATCAAGATAAAAGCCCGATAATTGCTTTTTACGCAAATCATTCAAAGGCATTTTTAATACTTGGGTGACATTAGGACAACTTTCAATGTCGTTAGCTTCATACGGCACAATCAATTGTTCTGCCGGTACAAACTTACTAACCGCCCTGTCTAAGGTTTCATCATAATAAACCTTTTTAAAGGTGGAACCCGCCAAGGGCAGATAAAACAACATCTGATCGAATTCCGGCGTGTATTCTTCCATCACATTCGTGATGTAGTAATTCATAAATTCCTTGACACGCTTTGCCTGATCTTCTTTTTCCTTGGACTTTTCACCCATGACCGCTGTTCTTACAGGTCCACCAGCAGGCAAAAGTTCGTTAAACGCCTGTGCTTGAAACTGTGTAGCGGCTTCAGCCAGCAACGGGTGGGTTACGCCCGTCGCACCCCTGAAAGGCTCCGTTCGTTCTTGATAAGTAAAACCAAGCAATTCAAGACCGTTCGCATACGCATCTTCCCAATCTTTGCGGGAAGACTTGTTAGATTCAAAATCCCCTAAAAGTTCTGACGCAATCACACCAAGGTCACCATCGTCCAGTTCCTCGGCAAGATTCCTGAAAAAGTCGCCCTCATCGGGGCTATCTGAGGCAGTAGGGTCAAAGTCAATAATAACGCCCCCATCTTCTACTTCTTCTACTTCAATGCCTTCTGGTAATTCAGGGACACCACCCACAAGTGTACCGGGAGCCGCGATCTCTATATCAAGCTCCAGGTCTTCTGCCGAGTCGTTCGTACTTCCCTGACGTGCCATTAAGGAAGCTAACGTTGCTTTGTCTCCATTTGCCATGTAATTCCCTCCGAACCTCCTATGCTACAGCACCCTAGTACATATTCCTAGCAATGTGCGCTAAAGATTCAACACCGCCCCCATAGCGATAAGCTTGTTGTTCTTTTTCTTTTTCAGATAATATGGCTGCGCCTGCTACACCCAACACTGCAACCGTATCATAAATAGGATGCTTTTCATTACCAACAATAACTTCCCCTACTACATTACCCAACACAAGCTGACCTTTTTTTGTTGGCCTTAAACGTGGCTCAGATTTTTCTTCGGGGTATCTTTTTAAACCCACTCCTTTTGGATATACGGTAGATAAAGTATAATAATGTTTGTCATCCTTCACAGCTATAATCTTATCCTTTGGGCCGGGGTTTTTATTATAACCTTTAGGAACTTTAGACCAACGCCATCTTCCTTTTGGCCCTCCTCCTTTCTCTATTACGTTTGTTTTAATTTGTCTGTGCGGAACGCCGGGTTTTTGCTTTACATCGGGTTCACCCTCTAAAATGTTTTTAGAAGCCTTCATTGTGGCTGTTCCGTCTGTGTTTATACTTATAAAAGCTGTTTCAGGATATTCACCCGTAATTTCTTTTGGAGGTTGTTGTGACATATCTAAATATCTGCCGCCAGC